GCCCGCTTATGATCATGTATATTATTATTTTTATCCGATTCGGCTCTAAATTTTTACCGACGCGAATTCCGCATTTAATGCGGTTCCTCGCGTCGGCTATAATTATTTATCCGATTCGGCTCTGATCTTGATATTATATGTGTATTAAGTGATACACTCACTTTGCTTTACCGAGTATGCAGTCCTTGCTAAACTGCGGTTCAATGTTACCTTAAACATTCCGTGCATCCAGGTTGGATGTCCTATCACTGTGTCAACTTCTGTGATTTGTATTCTATAGTTGAAGGTTTCGATATGACCGACAATATCGCTGTCCCACTTCGGTGGTATATTACTTTGCAACGAGTAATATAAAGTTTTAGTTGCATCCTCTTACGAGGCGTTTTACCCGTACAGCATCTTAATTTAGTTCTCGGCTGTACGGGGGGTTCCGATGAACCCGCTAGAGAATCTATTTGGTTTAGTTCACGGGAGCTGGCGACTTCCCATACGGTATGTTATTGGCGCCAAAAGTTCAATATCAGCGTATAAACGTCGCCCTGGAGAAATATGAGTAATTTTTCCCCAAACCAATGTGGTTATGATTCCCAAAAAATCATCGAGGAGGAGTCCTGTCCAAGAAACTCAAAGTGCGAAAGCAGTTATGTTACAGGTGCCAACTCCCTTAATGTTGGAACTTTCCTGACGTCTAAGTTTCTTTGTCTTGGTGCGTGTCTTCCCTTTGAATGTGAAAAGTGTGACAATAGGATTATGGCTTTGAATCGGGAAACTACTGAGTGGGAGACCTCTCCAGCTTTTGTAGATCCAGATTATGCTATAGTCCGTAAGATGGACGCTGACTTCAGAAACCCTCTTACACACAACTTTTGTGTGTATTATCGAGGTGCACCTTTGTATGGTTATGATGGTAGAGGCCCTAGTGATTACACTTCATTTCGCCAGTCATACTCATCCGAACGTCTGCCTGCTGACTCTTTAGAGTGTTATTATTTGCCTCCTTCTAGACTTGCCATGAGTAAACGTCGAACACGACTCAGACGACACCAAGCCGTGTCTCCCATTGACAAGCTTTCTATTGGAGAGATGGATGATATCATCAATAGCTATGTCTCTTTGGATGAGGCTGTAAATGTGAAATATGAAGCTCAACCAGAGTCTACTACCCCACCAACCTGCGCTATTTTGGTCTTTCTATCTGAAACTTTGTTTTCATTGGTCCACTTGAAAAGCCAATTGGATACAATCAAAGAGATCAAATATGACCGAATTATAGCCAATCGACTTAGGAAGATGGTTCATACTCAGATCAAGAGTAAGATAGTACATTTTTGTAGTATGATAGCTGCAGTCAAGTATGGTCCTAACTCTTTAGATTCTGATATATGGGAGTATCTTAAACGTCATATGCCAACTACGGCTGAAGATGATAGTTATTTCGGTACTCTCCTTGAAGGAATTGTAGATGTCCGAAATATTATCGCTGCCACAATGTTCTCACCAGTTATTATCAAATTTTGGCGAATAATGTTGCACATTGTCAAAGTTGGACTATCTTGGTTTATAGGGTATGATGCTGATTTCTCCTTTTGCGAGGATCCAAAGCCATTCCCTGACAATGTATCTCCCATTTGGTATATTTTTGATGGCATTACCGAGTTTGCTTCCGGAGCATATCAATATTTTATCAAAGGGAATGAGTTGGCATTTACACATAGTGGTTCAAAATACTGCAAGTGGATGGAGGATGTGCTTAGGATAGAGAGTCAGGTTAATGCTGTTAGACAACCACATATGTGTGGTAAGGACGACATTGCTATTAATGACTTTCTTACAGAGACTGACCGACTGATTGCTTATGGTAATGATATTATGAAAGCCATTAGTAAACACAAAGCTGATACTCATGGTTATAGTGTTGCTATAGTCTCGCGACACATAGCTATATTGACAGCTAATAGGGGACAGGTTGTGTCTCAACATCGCTTGGGCCAGTTGAGACCTGAACCATTGGCATTACTGTTATATGGTGAGTCGACCGTTGGAAAGTCAATGCTCACTCAACTGTTGCTACAACTATATGATAGTGTTACATATTCTTTGCCTGAATTCGATCGTGCGAAAATTTACTATTGGCCACTTAATAATAAGCATGCCGATATGTTGTCAAATGCGCATGAATATCTTGTATTCGATGATGTAGCTAAAATTAAACCGCGAGCTGGGGCCGAGACTCCACCCGAGTTGGATGCTCTTATTCACATCGTCAATTCTGTGCCTATGATAGCCAATAAAGCTGAAGTTGATATGAAAGGCTCTACCTTTATAAGTCCTTCCATGGTCATTGCCACGACCAATGTTAAGGACCTTAATGTAAGAGCCTATATGTCAGAGCCAGCGGCAACTCTACGTAGAATGAAATATGTCCTTACAGTTACCCCGCGGAAAGAATGCCGTACCGAGCAGGGAGCTCTTGATTTTAGCAAAATTCCCTATACACCTAAGATTGATGATACAGACATTCACGATATATGGGATATCACCGTGGAGTTGTGTACAGCTGTGATGCGGGAACCGCATTACACTGTTGTGGCTAAAGGGTCTTTTACTGATATAATGCCCTATCTTATTCAAATATTTGTAGAGCACAATAAAGTGCAAGATGCGTTACAGATGAGCAAAACTTCCAATTGCTTTTCTATTTGCAAGGCGTGTTATAATCCATCCAAACGATGCATTTGTGTTGTTGAGCGTGGTACTACGCAATTGCATAATGTAACGCCTAGTGTTGTATCTAATGAGCTCCATGATGTATCTGGAATTAGTAGACATGTTGCTGGTATTAGACAATCATTGCATAACACCACAGAGTATACGCGTGGACTGTCTAAGAGATTTATACCCAATCAATTCTTACATAATGTGTCTGCTGCGACTGCGGCAAAAGCTACGAGAATCCCAACGCAGTTACATGATGTCACAGTTGAAACACGCGATGAAATAGCGGAGGTCCAGCCTCTAGAAAACGTTTCAATGTCTTCTACACTAGACGCTATGCTCGGCGATGCTTTCTCAGTAGATTGTGATGACCTTTTCGATATCACAGAAGCTGAGGGTCACGCCACCCATATAGGCAGTGCTATACTGGGATTTTCTATTGGTGCAATGGCTCTGCATCGAATAATTCTTAAGAGGTTGGCATTGCCAAATATTTTGAGATCCGCCGTAGTCGATACCCAATCGGCTATGCGAGCTTTAGGTGATAAAGTGGAGGCGCTTATCAATACTGTAGACTTCAATATTGTTAAGAAGGGTTTAGCTGTCTTATTATCTACTCTTGCCATATATAAAGCTTATAGATATTTCACCGATGAAGAGGCACAAGAGGAAGCTATGTGGTCATCTCCTTTCATGAATGTGCCAAGGAGTAACATCTATAATCATACTGATATTAAGTCTAGCCTCTTCTCCCACGAGCAGAAGTCTATCAGTGATGATGCATTCAAAGACAAGCTGACTAAGCATTTAGTTCGTGTCCAATTTACGGGAGATCGGGCATCTACTGGTGTTGGGTTAATATTAGAGGGTTCGTATATTATTATTCCTCAGCATACATATGTTCCCAATGCGACTCTCCAAATCAGACCCTTTGCAACAACAGGACCTCATATTAATGCGTATACTACCTCGTCTCCCGATGGGCAGTATGTCTACTCGATACCGGGGAAGGACTTGTGTGTATTATTTTTGACGGGATATGTTGCAATGACAAAGAAGTCAATCCTACAGTACTTTCCAACTGATGATTCAACTATTCCTCGAGGTACAGATGTATATCGACCTACTTTGCGGTTGGAGACCTCATTAGGGGGGCTACCATTTTATTCTCCAGATATAGCTTGGCAGTCTCTATCGGGCAATTCTGAAAAGATTCCCAATTATCCCGGTAATACCGCAGCAGTTGGTAAGCCGGGTATATGTTATGCGCAATCTGACCCTGGAGCGTGCGGTACGCCTTGCGTTCTCACTAATAGGGGTAGTGCTGGTGTTATGATAGGCGGTCTGCATATATGCGGGAATAGAGCTTCAAACAAAGGATGGGCTGTTGTTGTTACACAGTCAGAGCTTAAAATAGCTATAGATGCAATTCGCTCACCTCTTTATAATGTCGTTGCGTCTGAAGGGATCGATCTTAACCCTTACAATCTCCCTTCAGTTCATATAGAACATGATTTACATGATAAGAGTACACTTCGATATGTGACAAGTGATCTCCTTTATGTTGGTACTGACGCTAAATGGCCGAGGTCTAAACCTCAGCATGATGTAGAGTATACGTTATTACTTAAACATATGAGAGAGACAGATTATATCCCACCCTCGACAAAGACTTTTCCTATCTTCAAGTGTGGGTATTTATCTGAGGTAGATGCTTGGTATAGTTATAAGGCTAAAGCCTTAGACTCGCTTGGTAGTCAGCCAAAAGGATATAGTGACTCAGTTTTGGATGCAGCCATGTTGAGCTTGCAGCGCCGAATTGCCGGTGCTATAGAGTCATACACACCTCACCCTTTTTTGACTGATTTCCAGGCTATTAATGGTGTACCAGGTGTTCCTTTTCTTGATGCTATTCCCAAGTCTAAGGGTGCAGGCTATCCGCTAGGGGGTAAGAAGCGGGATTTTTTGGTACCTAGTCCTACTTCAGAACAACCGGAAGCTGTCAAATTTAATGATGTTGCTCAAAGTTATGTGGAAAAACTTGAGACTATAGCCAGAAGTGGAGAGCGTCTATTCCCGGTGTTTAAGTGTCACCCTAAAAGTGAGCCTGTCGGTGATCGTATGATTCCTCTCGCTGATGGTAAGGAAGTCTTCGGTCCTAAGTATCCAAGGGTATTTGCGGGTGCACCGCTGATATGGTCTCATATCCTGAGGAAATATTTCTTACCGGTGATCAAATTCATCCAAGAGAATAATTTTCATACAGAGTGTGCGGTTGGTATAGATGCATGTTCTGGGGACTGGATGGCCATTGCAGACTATTTAGATCAGCACCCGAATATTGTGTTAGGTGATTACTCTGATTATGATACGTCAGCTTGTTATGGTAAAGTGTCGCATAGATCATTGACGTTGCTATATTGGATGTTCTGGCAATTGTACCCCCAACACTATACTGTCGAATTAGACAATCTTATCCGATCCTTACTTACTGACTTATTAAACGCTTGCTATTTGATGGATAAAGACATTGTGATGGCTCGAGGACCTAACCCCTCAGGCCAGAATATGACAGTTATTCACAATTGCCTAATCAATAGCCTACTTGTTAGATGTGCGTGGATTGATTTAGGTTTACCAATCGAAGATTTTAATGGAAATGTAACCCTGTTAACCTATGGCGATGATAACATTATGGGTATTTCTGATGATTCTATACAAATCTTCAATTTCGTAACATTGCAGAATTCGCTGAAATCTGTTGGTGTGAAATTCACTACGTATGATAAGAGCCCTGTTGGGAAAGAAAGATATTCGTTATTCGAAGGAAACTTTCTTAAACGAGGGTTCCTACCCTGTGTCTTTGATGGAGTTAAACTTATGTTAGCTCCATTAGATCCTGGATCCTTCTCAAAGATGCTCACATTTCGTAGCGAAACAAGGGTTGATTTATATCCCCATGCTGTTGCTGTCATAGATTGCCTACATCGTGAGGCTGTGCAACATGGAGAGGATGAATATAATCGTTATCAAGATTACTTGATTCAGCTTTGTGAGCGGGCTAATATCCCCTTCACACCAAGGTCGTGGAGAGATTGGATGTTAGAGTTTATGCCTAAGTATGTACAGAATGGACATATTGTGACAACCATCCCTCTTATAGCCAAACTTTATACTGACTTGGTTACTTACCAAGCAGTAGCCACATCTCTTTTTGATGTGGGGGCCTTGATCACAGGTCTTAACCAAAAGAATCTTTCTGGAGTAGATCACGGAAGGTTATTGCGTGCTACAGTAATCAACGAAGCTCTTCAGTCATATAGTCCAGGGGCAGCCCCCCAAATGCTCTATTTAGAGTGCTCTGGGCGAGCATCATTAGTACAAGCCGAAGGTGAGATAAGTCACTCACCTATCGGATTAAATAAACGACTTGCGAAAACAAATGAAATTAATTCTTGTATGGTCCAAGAGACCACCACTTTTATAGACGAGGAACCTGGTCTTATGTTGAATGTACCAAATGAAGTAGATCCAACTAGGCGCCAGATCCCCTCTGTTAACTACCAGTTGGCTGATTTTCTTCGTCGCCCAGTTATTATATCTGAGCAATTTGTCACACCTGGTAGTCCAGCTGGTTCCTATCCCAATTACTCGGGGTGGCCATGGTATGATTGGGCGACCAATTCTACAGTGGCAGATAAACTCCGAAACTATCATCTCTTTCGGGGGAAATTGATGCTCAAATTTGTCATTAATGGAACTCCCTTCCATTATGGCAAGATCCTTGTAGCATATACGCCACTCAAAGATGTTAGTGAAGTTTATGATAACCATATTGATGAGGGCACTAGCACATCTGGCTGGATGGCCTGCTTGTGTAGGAACAGCCAAAAGCCGCATGTGTACTTGGATCCCACTTCTGATACTGGTGCATGTATGTGCCTTCCTTTTGTTTGGGCTAATAATGCAGTTCGAATTCAGAGTGTTGATGAGTGGAAAGAGCTTGGTTATATAACGTCTAACGCATTGCTACCCACACAAGCGGCTTCCTCCAGTGTTGCTAAAGTTTCTGTGACGGTATTTGCTTGGATAGAGGATGCGGAAATTAGTGTCCCAACTCACGACGTTACTGTGGCCGAATCTAGTGAACACAGTGCACTAGATTATGGTCCTCAAGCTGAGGGGGATGAGTACGATGGGCCAATATCTAGACCAGCTATGGCGGTAGCCAATGCAGCTGGCAAAGCTATCAATGTACCAGTTATTGGCAAATTTGCAATGGCTACTGAGATAGGTGCATCTGCTGTTGGCAAAATAGCATCTATTTTTGGGTTCTCAAAACCTGCTACTATTGCTACAACAGGCACAATGCGACAAGACCTTTTAGGGAATACAGCAAACACTTCTGGTGCTGATGTCGTTAAAAAGTTGACCCTAGATCCTAAACAGGAAGTGACAGTAGACCCGTCTGTGGTTGGGTGCGGTTCTGATGATGAGATGGCCATAATGTCAATCGCACAGCGCCATTCTATTTTTAGTCATTTCGATTGGAATATAGACCAAATTGCTGGAACTCAACTGTGGAAATCTTCTGTATCCCCGCTAGTTATTATCACGGATACTAGTGCGGCTGCTTCTGATCATTTTAGTGGGTCAGCAGTTTATCAGCCCACAGCCCTAGGGTTCGCATCACTTCCATTTGAATATTGGAGTGGTACACTTATTTACAAATTTGATTTCCAAGCTTGTAAATTCCATAAGGGGAGATTGAAAATTTCTTGGGACCCTGTATCGGATCCAAATACGGCTGAAACCAATCAAGTATATTCCCAGATTATAGACTTAGCTAAGACTAGAACATGCGAGTTTGCTGTTGTCTGGGGCCAGGCTAATGCTTATGCACCTGTCATATATGACTCTGCACCTGTTCCTTTCTGGGGTCTTACAGGCACTGACATTACAAGTGGTAACGGTCACATCAGTGTTAATGTGATGAATACATTGCTAGGGCCTGACTCTTTGGGTACAGATGTCCGTTGTATAGTGAGTGTGCGCGCCGGCGATGATTTTGAACTCAGGGCACCAGTTGATATTAACTGGGCGATCTCAAGGTTTTCCGGCAACTTAGTAGGAGCCCCTCCATGCGATGGTGGGCCACTGCCATTAATGACAGGTGTCAATTTTGCTGAGGGAGGAGAATTTGCAGAGGTTGATTATGGTGCACAGGCAGAAGGTGAAGAAGTAGATGTTGACACTTTAGATCCTGTAGATTCACCTAATATAGCTGATCTCAATGGTCCACCTCAACCTAGTCTTCTTGATCTAAAGAGTAAAGTGTTTTTCGGTGATCCTGTAATATCGTTTCGAGATTTACTCAAGCGATATAATCTTTCCTCTGTGAATGATGTCTTAGGTATTATTCAATCTACCGGGAGTTATAATAATGGTAGTGGCACCGATCGACTATATTCAGTTTATTATCAAAATACCAATTTTCCGGGATATACTAATACAGCCGGGAAGGGAGCACTTAGTGTACAAATTGCAGCTACTGCTGTTAAGACTGAGTTGTTTAATATCACATTACTTAATTACCTCACTCCTGCTTATGTAGCTCGTAGAGGGGGATTGAGACATAAATATGTATTTTTCACACAATCCGGATTTGTTGCTAACACACCTGGTAATATTCGTGTATATAGATCACCTACTTATAGATCAACACGTGCGCGTCAGATTAGTATGGCTCAGATTACTGAGCGCCAATATGGACAAGCAAAGGGACTCACCTTTGCATCCAAGGGGCCTCAGAAACTGATGACCACTTCTGGAGCGCAGGGTGTTATTGTTGAATCTACACCAAATACACTTACTGCCAATGTTGAATTACCGATGTATCATCATCGTCGATTCTACAATGCTCGAGAGATGAGTGGTGCTGCATTACTTAATCAGCATGGAAATGAGGCTAACTCATTTCTACATACTCTCGAAGCTGATCTCGTCATTTCGCCTACGCCAGGCGGCACTGACCCTACTATTACAAGATTACCCATTATCTTTGATTATGTAGCGGCCGCTGATGATTTCAGCCTTGCATGGTTTATCCATGCCCCATGTTTTGCAGTTCATTCGTCTATCGAATCTTCTGTGGCTAACGTAGTCTATGCGTAGCCGACACCACCGAATATAAGGCATTCGGTGCGTTATATATAATGTTTAAACTGGTTTTTAACCGTCATTATATATGACGGGG